TCAAACAAAATCTGGATTATACTCTCTTTTTATCCCAATGGAATGGAACTACGAAGGATTTATTGACGAGTATGGAATTCCAGTCTTTACTACTCCTGATATCGACAGACTTGCGCCAGACGGTGAATTAATAGACATAGGTGTAATAGATAATTGGCAAAATGAAGTAGATGGTCTAAAATCTGATCATGATGGTTTAAATGAATTTTACCGTCAATTTCCAAGAACTACAGAACACGCTTTTAGAGATGAGACTAAAAACAGCATATTTAACCTAGTTAAAATATACGAACAGATAGATTATAATGAAGAGATGGTTAGAACCCTAGGTGTTACTCAAGGTAACTTTCAGTGGGTGAATGGAATCAAAGATTCTCAAGTTATATTTTATCCAGATCCAAAAGGAAGATTTAAAGTCAGTTGGGTTCCACCGGTACATTTACAAAATAAGATAGTACTAAAAAATGGTATAAAACACCCCGGCAACGAACATATGGGTGCTTTTGGCTGTGACAGTTATGATATATCAGGAACAGTTGATGGAAAAGGATCCAAAGGAGCTTTACACGGATTAACTAAGTTTAGTATGGAAGACGCTCCGGCAAATAGTTTCTTTTTAGAGTATCTATCTAGACCACCAACAGCTGAAATGTTTTTTGAAGATATGTTAATGGCTATAGTATTTTACGGGATGCCAATACTTGCAGAGAACAACAAACCTAGATTATTATACTATTTAAGGCGGAGAGGATATAGAGGATTTAGTATGAATAGACCTGATAAAGTTTGGAACAAGTTATCGGTGGCAGAAAAAGAAGTTGGTGGAATACCTAATTCAAGTGAAGACATTAAACAAGCTCATGCGGCTGCTATTGAGATGTACATACAGTCTCATGTTGGTATAAAGCAAGATGGAACATTTGGAGATTTATATTTTAACGCTTTGTTAAATGATTGGAGTAAATTCGATATAAATAAAAGAACTAAATTTGATGCGTCAATTAGTTCTGGTTTAGCTATAATGGCAAATAATAGACATTTATACGCTCCAAACGCTAAAATTGAAAAAAAATCAATAGATATAAATTTTGCTAAGTATAATCAAGGAGGAAATATGAGTAAAATAATTAAAAATTAAGTATGGCAGAATCAGTTATAAGTAGACATTTTCCTAGCCAAGTAGTTAGTGACTTAGAAAAAATGAGTCACGACTATGGACTAAAAGTTGCAAAAGCAATACAGCACGAGTGGTTCTCTAAATCATACGGTGCTAGCGGTAGATTACATAATAATATATCTAAATTTCACACATTACGTCTTTACGCTAGAGGCGAACAATCAATACAAAAATATAAAGACGAGTTATCTATAAATGGTGATTTATCATATCTAAATTTAGATTGGACGCCTGTTCCAATTATATCTAAATTTGTAGATATCGTAGTTAACGGTATAGCCGAAAGACTATATAAAGTAAAAGCATATTCTCAAGATCCCCACGGTGTTGTTAAAAGAACACAGTACATGAAGGATATTGAAAAAGATATGAAGTTAAAAGATTTTTATGAATTTTGTGAAGAGTCATTTGGTATAGCTGTAAACTCAAGAGAAGAAGGTACACTACCAACAACAGACGAAGAGTTCAAACTACACATGCAGCTTTCATACAAGCAAGAAGTTGAAATAGCCGAAGAGCAAGCTATAGAAACTTTAATGAAGGGTAACAGATATGACTTAATAAAAAGAAGATTTTATCAAGATTTAACCGTGCTAGGTATTGGAGCTGTTAAAACGGGTTTTAATACTGCGGAAGGTGTTACTATAGATTATGTTGATCCAGCAAATCTAGTGTACTCTCACACTGATTCTCCTTATTTTGAAGACTTATACTATGTTGGTGAGGTAAAATCAATACCTATAAATGAGCTTAAAAAACAATTTCCTTACTTAAACCAAGAAGAACTAGAGAAAATAGCTAAAACTGGAAAAGCGAGACCACACAGTCTTGGTGGTAGGATTTCGGATAACGATTCTGATAATAACAAAGTTGATATACTGTATTTTAACTATAAAACCTATATGAACGAGGTTTATAAAATAAAAGAAAATAGTATGGGTGGTAAAAGAGTTGTGAAAAAAGATGATAGCTTTAACCCACCAAAAAGCCTAGAAGGAAAATACGAAAAATTATCTAAATCTGTTGAATGTTTATATGAAGGCGCTTATATCTTGGGCGCAAATAAACTTATCAAATGGGAGAAAGCTAATAATATGATGAGGTTAAAAAGTGATTATACTAAAGTTAAAATGAACTATTCTATTGTAGCGCCAAGAATGTATGAGGGTCGCATAGAATCACTTGTAGGACGTATTACTGGTTTTGCTGACATGATACAACTAACTCATTTAAAAATCCAACAAGTGTTATCTAGAATGACCCCTGATGGTGTGTTCTTAGATATAGATGGTTTAGCTGAAGTAGATCTAGGTAATGGAACAAACTATAATGCTCAAGAAGCTTTAAACATGTTCTTCCAAACAGGTAGTGTTGTTGGTAGATCACAAACAATGGATGGTGAGGGTAATCCAGGTAAAATACCTATTCAAGAAATACAATCAGGCGCTGGTAGTGGTAAGATGCAACAGTTAATAGGTACATACAATTATTACCTACAAATGATAAGAGATGTAACCGGGTTGAACGAAGCAAGTGACGGTTCTACGCCAGCAGAAAGATCTTTAGTTGGCGTGCAAAAAATGGCTGCAGCAAACTCAAACACCGCTACTAGACATATACTACAGTCAGGTATGTTTCTAACAGCAGACGTTGCTGAGCAACTATCACTTAGAATATCTGACATTATAGAATACTCACCAACTAAAAACGCTTTTATTGAAGCTATTGGTGCTCACAATATAGCTACGCTAGAAGAAATGAAAAACCTTCACCTATATGACTTTGGTATATTTTTAGAGTTAGAACCCGACGAAGAGGAAAAGCAATTGTTAGAAAATAACATTCAGTCCGCGTTAGGTCAACAAGGTATCAACTTAGAAGATGCTATTGATCTAAGACAAATAAAAAATATTAAATTAGCTAATCAACTACTTAAACTTAGAAGAAAACAAAAAGAAGAAACAGATCAAGCAAACCAACTTCAACAAACACAAGCCCAAGGTCAAGCGCAAGAAAAAGCAGCTGCTGCTACCGCTAAAGCTGAAATTGATAAAGGTAAGGCACAGATTGAAAATCAAATAAAACTAGAAAGTATTAAAGTTGATGGTAAATCAAAAATAATACAGCAAGAAGGTGATATTAAAGAAAAGTTAATGCAATTAGAATTTCAATATAACATGCAATTGAAACAACTAGAAGCTAAAACTAAAAACGCAGGACAACTGTTAACAGAAAGCAGAAAAGATCAAAGAACAAAAATGCAAGCAACTCAACAATCAGCAATGATTGACCAGAAAGAAAATCAAAAACCAGCTCAAAATTTTGAGTCTTCAGGTAACGATACTTTAGGTGGATTTGGCTTGTAAAATTATTAATTTATATTATATTATATTATGGCAAAAAAGAAAAAAGAAGAACCAGTTGTAGACAACGAAACTGGTTCATTGAAAGTAAAAGAAAAAGTAGAAAAACAACCAGATGGTAACGAGACTAAAGGTGACGTTACCAAGGTTAAAGAAAAAATGACAATGAAACCTGAGGTTATAGGTGAAACTATAACTAAGGTTGATTTAGATAAACCATCAAAACCAAAAGAAAACGAAGCTAAAGAAGATAACGCTAACGATAAGGGAGTGGTTGAAGAGTCTAAAGACACCAACACCCCACAAGAACAAGAAAAAGTACAACCGGAAACTAAAGCACAAGAAACCCCAGTGTTAGAAGAAGTTACTGCGGAAACGGAAACTGAAGAGATTGCTGTGGTAGCTGAAGAAGCTATTAAGGAATCCATGGAAACTGGCAAACCTTTACCCGAAGGCGTACAAAAGCTAGTTGACTTCATAGAAGAAACTGGCGGAGATTTAAATGACTATGTTAAGCTTAATCAAGATTATAGCGAGATGGATAATCAAGACTTATTACAAGAGTATTACAAGCAAACTAAACCCCATTTAAATGCAGAAGAAATTAACTTCCTTATGGAAGATCAATTCTCTTACGACGAGGATGTAGATGAGGATAGAGATATAAAAAGAAAAAAATTAGCGCTTAAAGAGCAAGTTGCCAGCGCTAGAAGCCACTTAGACGGGCAAAAGTCTAAATACTACGAAGAAATTAAAAGTGGATCAAAGCTCACTGGTGAGCAACAAGAAGCTATTAATTTCTACAATAAAGCACAGCAGGAAGGACAGTATAACGAGGATGTTACTAACAGGTTTCTAAACAAAACTAGTAGGTTTTTTGGCGATAAATTCAAAGGTTTTGAATATGAGGTAGGAGACAAGAAGTTTAGAGTTAACGTAAGTGACGCAAAAAAAGTTGAAAAATCTCAACGTGACATAAATAACTTTATAGGAAAGTTTCTTGATAAAGATATGAATATGATAGACCCATCGGGTTATCACAAAGGATTATATACAGCTATGAATCCAGATACAATTGCTAACCACTTTTACGAGCAAGGCAAGGCCGACGCGTTAAAAACAAGCGTTGAAGAAGCTAAAAACGTAAACATGGCACCTAGACAAACTATGGATCCTAATTTAAATATTGGGGGAATCACAGTTAGAGCTTTAGATGCTGATTCTGCTAATGACTTTAAATTTAAAATTAAAAACAAAAAATAACAAATTAAAAATTAAAAATTATGGCAATTACTGCAGGAGATAATTTGAATAGTGTACCTGCTCCAAGGCAACAAACACTATCTACAAATTACTTAGACCTTAACAGCACGTCTGGATGGGGTCAACAATATGTTCCAGATCTAATGGAGAAAGAAGCTGAGGTATTTGGTCCTAGGACTATATCTGGTTTCCTTTCACAAGTTGGAGCTGAAGAATCTATGAGTGCTGATCAAGTTATTTGGTCAGAGCAAGGTAGATTACACTTATCTTATTTATGTGACATTGATGGAGGTGGTTCTAGTTCACCAGTAGTTACAATTCAATCTGATATTGATGGACTTAATTATGCTGAAGCTGGTATTTCAGTAGCACACGGTGTTAGATTAAATGACACTGTTATTCTATCGAACGCTAATGGAGTTTACAAAGGTTTAGTAACAGGTTTTGCTGGTACTAACGATTGTGACGTTACTGTCGCTATATACGATGGTAGTACAGTCGCTACGCTCGCTACTAATAAAGGGACGACTATGTTAGTTTACGGTTCTGAATTCGCAAAAGGTATGGCTTATTATACTGCCGCTGGTGTGGCTGCTGCTGATTCAAGAGGCGCTAACGAACCAAAATTCAAAACTTTCTCTAATAAACCAATTATAATCAGAGATTACTACGAAGTATCAGGTTCTGATGTTTCTAAAATTGGATGGGTTGAAGTTACGGCTGAAGGTGGTGCTAGTGGATACTTATGGTATTTAAAAGCTGAAGCTGACACAAGAGCTCGTTTTACTGATTACTTAGAAATGGCAATGCTTGAAGGTGAGCTTGGTGATGATAATGCTCACAACTTCGGTGCTGGTGGTTCTGGTGCTGCTCAAGGAGTTGATGCATGGCTTGGAAACGCAACTGGTTCTACAGTTGGAACTGAAGGTTTGTTTGCAGCTATCGAAGATAGAGGTAACTTAACTTCAGGTGTTACTGGTGTTAATGCAGCTACTGATTTAGCTGAATTTGACGCTATCTTAGCTGAATTTGATAAGCAAGGTGCTATTGAAGAAAACATGATGTTTGTAAACAGAGCTACTTCGTTAGCGATGGATGACATGTTAGCTTCTATGAATTCTTACGGAGCTGGTGGTACTTCTTACGGAGTATTCAACAACTCAGAAGACATGGCGCTTAATTTAGGTTTCTCTGGTTTCAGAAGAGGTTCTTATGACTTCTACAAATCTGACTTTAGATACTTAAACGACAAAGCTACTAGAGGAGGTATTAATGATACCGCTGGCGCTAACGCGATTAGAGGGGTGATTGTTCCTGCTGGAACTTCTACTGTTTATGACCAACAATTAGGAAAGAATCTTAAGAGACCTTTCTTGCATGTTCGTTATAGAGCTTCTCAAACTGATGACAGAAAAATGAAAACTTGGACTACTGGTTCGGTTGGTGCTGCTACATCTGCTTTAGATGCAATGCAAATCCACATGCTTTCTGAGAGATGTTTAGTTACTCAAGGTGCTAACAATTTCATGTTAATGAAATAGGCACACAATTATTTAAAAGAACCGAGGTTTCGGCCTCGGTCCTTTTATTTTTATTAATTTTATTATATATTATATTATGGCAAAAAAAACAAAAAAAGTTGAGGT